GGACAGAAATTCAAGCATTATATGAGCCGACATTTACAGAACTAGAATATCAAGTTCGTAAATATGCAGGTTTTATTCCATTATCAAATGAACTTTTAGAAGATTCAGCAGAAAACCTTCTAGGCTTTATTACAAGATGGTTAGGTGAAAATGAATTAAATACATATGCTTATCAAGTATTTAATGGAACTGGTGTTAAATCTGCACAAGGTATAATTACAGAAGCCAAAGAAGATGGGTTATTGGAAACTAGGGTTGAAACTATACTTACTGCACCAACAATAAAGAAATTTAAGACCATATTTAATGTTGATTTAGAAAGTATTGCTAATGCTAATTTAGTAATTTACACTAATGCAGATGGATATGATTATTTAGATGGATTAGAAGATAAAAATGGTAAAGGATATTTACAACCAGATGCAACTATGAAGAGTGGATTTAATTTCTTAGGAAGAGAGATTGTAAAAGTGCCTAAGAAGTTTTTAGCAAATATAGTTGAAGGATCAGATACATTTACACCATTTGTAATAGGTTCTTTAAAAGACCTTTATACTATGTTTGATAGAAAACAAATGAGTATTGAATCATCTAATATTGGAGGGAATGCTTGGAAAACAGATACAACAGAAGTTAAGGGTGTATTTAGATTTGATGGTAAAATAGCTAATGTTGATGCAGTTAAAGTATTAAAAGCTAAATTAGCTTAGTAAATAGAATATGAAATAATTTGAAAGACCTAGAAGCTTAAATATCTAGGTCTTCTATGAAGTAAGGAGGGATTTAATGATAGTAATATTAGATGAAGCAAAAGCATGGTTGAAAGTAGACTATGTAGAAGAAGATTCGGATATACAATTACTTATAGATTCTTCAGAAGCCTATTTAAAAAATGCTACAGGAAAAGAATTTAACAACACGAATCCTTTAGCAAAATTATATTGCAGGGTTTTAATTTCAGATTGGTATGAAAATCGTGGACTAATGGTTGATTCTAAAACTTCAGATAAAGTTAGATTTACATTACAGTCTATTATGCTTCAATTACAATATTCTTCTGATGGTGTAATTATATGAATAGTGGAGAATTAAATAAGAGAATAACAATACAAAAAAGAACAGTAATAAAGATAAAAGGTATTCAAACAGATGTCTGGAGTAATTATTATTCATGTTGGTGTTCAATTTTAGATTTATATGGGCAAGAAAAATATGATGCTTATAATTCTAAACTAGAAAATAGCTTGAAATTTAAATGTAGGACATGTCAACTTCTAAAGGATATGCTTTTTAAAACTAAGGAATTTAGAATAATATGGAATGATGTTAATTTTGATCTTAAATTTATAGATACTATGGGTGGTAGTAAAGCTGAAATAATATTGCAAGGATTGGTGGTGAGTTAGTATGGATATTATAGAGACTATTGACACCACGCTATCTAATACCATAACACCATTAGATATTCAATCGTTTTATGGTTGGTATGATAAAGATATAAATGAAACTCATGTAACATTTATTTTATTATCTGATACTGATGAAGATTATTCAGATGATGAAGCTGAAACAAATACTCAATTAGTTCAAGTTGATATTTGGTCAAAAGAAAACATGGAAAATCTAAAAAAAACTATAAAAGATGCAATGAAAACTTTAGGTAATTGTAGATATATTGATGGTAGAGATTTTTATGAAAAAGAGACTTTAATTTATCATAAGGCACTTAGATTTTATATAGACCGAGAGGTGGCATAATGAGTACAGAGTTTGAAGTTGAAGGAATAGATACATTACTAAGAAGATTAGAAAATATGGGAAAAGAAGGTTCAATCATTGAAGGTGAATCTTTAGTTGAAGCGGTACAGCCTATGTTGGAAGATATGAAAAATACAAATGCATTTAATGATAGGACAAGAAAACTTAGAAAAAGCCTTAAGATATCGAAACCCAAAAGGTCTAGATATGATAATGGTAGAGTTGTTTGGATAGGTGATGTCGATAGAAAAGCTAATTATTCATGGTATTTAGAATATGGAGATTCCAGAAGACAACCTAGACCATTTATTATGCAGGCTTATTCAAGGAATCAATCTAGTGTTTATCAAAGATTAAAAGAAGCAATAAAAAAGAATTTAAAAAATAAGTAATAGAAGGGAAAGACGCAATATGGCAAGACCAGTTGGCTTAAAAGACGTAAGCTTTGCAAAATTAGTAACAGATACAAAAACAAGTGCTACTTATGAAGCAGTAAAAAAATATGAGAGGTCTATAAATGCGAAGATTACTCCAAAATCTAATTCTGAAAACACATATTCTGATGATAATGTAGAAGATGTTATCACAAGTTTTGCACAAGTTGATGTTGAAATTGAATTAAATCAATTAAGTACAGCAACGAGAGCTTTTCTTCAAGGAAGTAAGGTTATAAAAGGTATTTTAATAGAAACTAAGAATGATATAGCACCTTATTTAGCAATGATATTTAAGTCTAAAAAGAGTGATGGATCTTATAGATATGTTTGTTTATACAAAGGTAAATTCGAAATTTCAAGTGATGAATATGCAACACAAGAAGATAAAATAAAAACTCAAACTGCAAAATTAAAGGGAACTTTTATGTGTAGAGAGTTTGATGAAGCATATAGATTGATGGCAGATAGTAGTGATCCTGATGTAGAAGTTGAAGATTTAGAAACATGGTTTACTACAGTTCCACCAATGCCAGTGGCATCATAAACACTAAAATAGAGTAGAGTTAAATTTCTGCTCTATTTTTATTAATTTAGAAAGGGGTTAGTAATGAATGGTAAATAAAAAAATAACAGCAAAACAATTGAAATCTAATAAAAAAGAACAGGTTGTAAAAGTAGCAGGGAGAGATTATACAGTATCTTTTAATTTTGGAGTCATGGGAGAACTAGAAGAGATTTATGGAGATGTAAATACAGCACTAGCAGAATTGCAAAAAGCAAAAATAAAAGCAATCACAAATCTAATGTATGCAATTATGAAACAAGAAGATGGGAATGAAAATTTGACAATTAGACAAGTTGGGAAATTGCTAGACCAAAACTTTATGAGTGAAATAACTAGTAAGATGGGTAAAGCAATGCAAAATGATTTTGGAGAAGAAACAAAGGAAAAAGATTTGGGGGAACAGTAACGTCTGATTCTGATGATAGTTGGGATTGGGCGTGGCTATTGTATTTAGCAACTGTAATTTTAAAAATGAAAGAAGAAAATTTCTGGAAATGTACTCCTCTAAAACTTAATAGTTTATTCGCTGTACATAAAAAAGTTGAAGGAATAGAAAATGAAAACAATGAAACAGGATATATAGATGATGTTTTCTTTTAAACTAGGGATTAATTTCTTTAGTCTATTTTATTTAAAATTTTAAGGAAAGGGGGGAGTAAATATGGCTGATGAAATCCAAGGAATGACGGTCAAAGTAGGTATTACTGATGAAGCATTTACTGGTGGCATAAGTAAAATTAATAAAGCCATGAGTTTATTACAAAGTGAATTTAAGGCAAGTGCAGAGGGATTAAAAGGATTTGGAGATACTTCACAACAACTAAACAACAAATCTGAATACTTAAATAAAGCTTTAGAATTACAACAACAAAAAGTTAAAGCTCTACAAGAAGCATATGCAAAGAGTAAAGCAGAAACAGGAGAATTTTCTAATTCTACTATGAGTGCAGGAACTAAAGTTAATAATGCAGTAGCACAATTAGCTAGATTGCAAAATGAATTGAAACAAGTAGATGCAGCATTAAAAAATGATGGTAAAGAAGTTGAAGAAGAAGGTAATGCTTGGACTAAATTCAGCGAGAAAATAAAATCTGCTACTAGTGGAATGGGTGAATATATAAAACAGGGTGTAGGACTAGCTATAGGTGGAGATATATGGGATAAGGGCAAAGAAGGATTTTTAAGTATGATTACCTTCGGAAGTGATTTACAGGTATCTTTAAATGGTTTACAAACAGCAACAGGCACTAGTACAGAAGCTATGGGTGATATGAAGCAAGTTATGACTGACATTTATAATGATAATTTTGGAGAAAATTTTGAAGATATAGCCGAAGCTATGAAAACAGTGAGTCAGCAAACTGGAGCAACTGGAGACGATTTAAAAGAGTTAACTGAAAATGCTTTTACTTTAAGAGATGCTTTTGGATATGAAGTAAATGATTCGATAAAAGCGGTAAATGCACTAATGCAACAATTTGGTATTGACGGAAACGAAGCATTTAATTTAATTGCACAAGGTACACAACAAGGACTAAATAAAAACGGAGATTTGATAGATATTGTTAGTGAATATTCTGTACAATTTGCAAAAGTTGGATTAAATGCAGAGGATATGTTTAATATTATGAAAACTGGAGGCGACTCGGGAGCTTTTTCTATGGATATTTTAAGTGATGGTATGAAAGAGTTTGCATTGAAAACAATAGATGGAAGCAAAACTACACAGGATGCGTTTACACAACTTGGTTTCAATACTGATGAAATGGCGAGTAAATTTGGACAAGGTGGAGATGTAGCAAAAGAATCTTTTAATCAAGTAGTTAGTGCATTAGCGGATATGAAAGACCCATTATTGCAAAATCAAGTTGGAATAGAACTTTTTGGAACAAAATATGAAGACTTAGGAGCTAAGGCTATTACCTCTTTAGCTAATACTAGTAAATCTATAAGCAGCGCAAAAGACGCTTTAGGTTCTATAAATAGTATACAATACAATGACTTAGGTTCAGCGTTTGAGGGTATAAAGCGAAACATTCAAACTGGAGTGCTATTACCTATTTCAGACGAAGTCCTACCTAGGCTAAGTGACTTTAGCAATTGGTTTGTATCTAATATACCTGGTATTAAAGATAAGTTTTCGGATCTGACGCAATCTATAATGGAAATTGGAAGTGGAATAGCAGATACAGTTAAACCTATATTCGAGGGATTATTTAATTTTGTAAGCGAACATGGAGATTCTACAAAATTAATTATATTAGGAATTGGAGGAGCATTTTTAACGTTTACCACAATAGCAGGGGTTATAAATGGAATTACTAATGCTATGGCGCTATGGAATAAAGCACTAGTAATTCAAGAAGGACTAAAGAAAATGGTTCAAGTAATAAAAGAGTGGGAAGTTGTAACTAAACTACAGACTGCGGCGCAAGCAGCATTAAATCTTGTTATGGCAACAGGAACAATTGGATTGGTTGTTATTGCTATAGCTGCATTAGTTGCTGGAATAGTTATAGCTTATAACAAATGTGAATGGTTTAGAAATGGAGTAAATGCAATAGGTGAATGGCTTAAGAATTTCTTTGTAGTTACATTGCCACAAGCTTTTAATACTGTAATTACTTTCTTTCAAAATAATTGGAAGCAACTATTATTATTTATAGTAAATCCATTTGCAGGAGCATTCGCATTGCTATATAAAAACAATGATCAATTTAGAGAAAAAATGAATATCTTTATAACTAATGTTAAAACAGCATTTATTAATGGATGGAACTCTATAATAAATTTTTTTACTACAACAATCCCACAGTGGATAAATAATTTAGCACAGTGGTTTTCAGAATTACCAAATAAAATTATGTATGGATTGGGTTCGTTGGTTGGTATGTTAGCTACTTGGGGAGTTGAAGTGTGGAATTATTTTTCTATAAATGTGCCAATATGGATAAATAATGTTACAACGTTTTTTAGTCAATTGCCTATAAATATCTGGAACTTTCTTGCGGATATAGTTACTAAATTAGGAGAATGGGGAAATAGTGTATTAACTTATGTTACAACTAATGTTCCTATATGGATTAATGATATTACTACATTCTTTTCTCAATTGCCAGGTAACATATGGACATGGTTAGTTAATGTGGTTACTAATCTTGGTACATGGGGAATCAATGTTGTTAGCTGGATAAGTACAAATGTAAGTGCATGGATAACTAGCATAGTAACATTTTTTAGTCAATTGCCAGGGCAAATTTGGACATGGTTAGTTAATTGTGTTACAAATATTACTACTTGGGGGGGGAATATGCTTACGGAAGCTAAAACAGGTATGGAGAAGGTTGTAACTGGCATTGAAGACACATTTAAAAATCTATATACTAAGATGCTGGATATAGGAAAAAATATTGTACTTGGCATTAAAGATGGTATTAAGAGTACATGGGATGGATTAACAGGAT